TCAAGATCTTCTGCGCAGGTGCTGGGCCAGACACGCCGAGCATCGTCAACGCCTCTCGTGTCATCAAGGATACAGAAGTAGAATCGTGCGCTGCTAAGGGAGTCTCGGCGCCTGCCGAGTTCATGTTCGGCTACGACGCCATCGTCTTGGCGCACGTCAAGGGATACGACCTCAATATCAGCACGAGGCAGATCTACCTGGCTCTCGCTAAGAGCGTGATCATCGACGGCGAGGTAGTCCCTAATCCCTACGTCAAGTGGTCGGACATCGACGGAGCTCTACCGACATTTAAGATCGAGGTCCTCGGTCCGCCTCCTACTTCAGGCACGAGAGACAGCTTCGTAGAACTCGTCCTCGAGAAGGAGTGTAAGGCCCTCATCAAGGAGTACGACTTGAAGATCTCTGAAGATGAGCAGAAATCTTTGTGTAAGAACATGAGAGAAGATGGTGCTTTCATCGAGGCTGGTGAGAACGACAATCTCATCGTTCAGAAACTCCTAGGCAATCCTAATGCCGTCGGCATCTTCGGCTTCTCATTCTTAGAAGAGAACTCCCGCGATGTAGTAGGCGCAGTCATCAATGGCGTCAACCCCGACTTCGACTCGATCGCCGCTGGCGACTACCCGATCAGCCGTGGTCTCTACTTCTACGTGAAGAAGGAGCACATCGCGACTTTTCCTGATTTGAAGGCTTTCGTCGAGGAGTTCATCTCTGAGGGTGCTCTCGGTCAAGAAGGCTATCTCACTGAGCGCGGACTCATCCCTCTCCATGAAGACGAGTTAAAGAAGGCCATCGAGGCAGCCAAGAACCTCTGACTCTAGCGATTTCTATGAAAAGAGGGGGTTAGCGCCCCCTCTTTTTTGTTTACTCTTTTGCTATACGCGTGTATAATGCAGCTAATCGATGAAAGGATTATGCTATGAATGAGTATGTGCCAGACACTTGGTCGGTATTCAAGATAACTAACGAAGGCGAGACTTTTTACAAGATCCTGGGTGGCTGGTATGGCGGTTATGTAAACGGTGACAGCTGGCGCATGAACAGTGGTATCGAGAGAGTGGAATTATTAGATGGTCAGTATCATTTCCACGGTTTCTCCGGATCTGTCTACGTGTGCTCTCCAGACTCCTACGGCATGAGGCGCCCCACGATCGACATCTGGTCGACCATGAAAGATAGATTTCCTGATCAAGTCGAGCTCCTCGAGGACTGTGACTGGTCTCAATTCGATTTCGGAGTCAAGTGATGAAGCTACCCTACACTATGTTCGGAAAGACGATAGACATACCCGTTGTCACCTACACTGACAACAAGCTCGACGATCCTCCTAAGTCCACGTGGGACAGAGAGATGTGGATACAGCGAGAAGAGGACTGGTACGGCCTTCCGACTAAGGGAACTGTTCGAGTAGTCGAGAGGAGCGTCTGGCTCAAGTACAACACCGAGCCCTACAAGAAGCCGGAGGCTAAGTCGACTCCGAATGCCTATCGCCCGCTCTATAGTGAGTATTATACCGTCGGTTATATTCTTCGATACGAGAAGAACGTCTACGACATGACAGAGCGAGAGTTCGTCGACCGCTGTATATTCTGTTCTGGCGGGGCTCTGAATCCTAAGAGAGCAGTCGAGATCTATGGGTTGTTGAGGGAGGAAGCAGGGCTATGAAGTACTACTCGCTATTATTCTGTTTCATTATATTGATGTCTGGTATAGTATATCTAGAGGTCATGACATGGAGAGAGTGTCTCGCTGACAACTCTTGGTTCTACTGTCTTCGCACCATCAATAATTAGGAGAAGTGATGAAGTTCTACACGTCCTTTAAGAGACACAAGGGCTACGTGCTCCTACGTGGCTACGAGTTCGGCAATCGAGTTCAGAAGAAGATTCACTACGAGCCGACTCTCTACGTCTCCACGACTTCTGGAGTCAAGAAAGATAGTGGCTATCGAACTCTGGATGGAACACCGGTCGCAGAGTACAAGCTCGACAATATGTGGGAAGGCAAGCAGTTCCTCGAGAAGTACTCAGGAGTCGAAGGCATCTCCGTGCACGGGTCCACTAACTACGAGTACGCCTGTATCAACGAGCTCTACGCCGGTCAGATCGAGTACGACCCCACGCTGCTTGCCGTGGTCACTCTCGATATCGAGACCGACTCGTCCTCAGGCTTCCCTAACATCCAGACCGCCGACAAGGCCGTCACCGCCATCACTCTCAAGCGTGGCAACAGGATCGCGTCTATCGGCATGAAGGACTACAGGCCACACCTCGAGAACGTGGAGTACTACAAGTGTGAGAACGAGCACGCGCTACTCGAGAAGTTCCTAGAGCTGTGGGACTCTCGCTACTTCTCTCCCGACATCCTGACCGGTTGGAACATCGAGTTCTTCGACCTGCCGTACCTCGTCAATAGGATCACTCGCCTGTTCAGCGAGGACCAGGCCAAGCGCCTCTCTCCGTGGAAGTTGCTGGACACCAGGAACATCGAGGTCAAGGGCAGAGAGCAGCAGGTGTTCATACCGGCAGGCATCGCCGTGCTCGACTACATGCGACTCTACAAGAAGTTCAGCTTCAGCAATCAGGAGTCCTACGCACTCAACTACATCGCTGAGAAGGACCTAGGCGAGAAGAAGCTCGACTACTCCGAGTACGGCAGCCTCGACGAGCTCTACAAGAAGAACTTCCAGAAGTTTATGGAGTACAACATCCACGACGTGAACCTCGTAGCCAGGCTCGAGGACAAGCATCGCTTCATCGAGCAGGTCATGGCCATCGCCTATGACGCGAAGGTCAACTTCGAGGACTGCTTCACCACGGTGAAGATGTGGGACACCATCATCCACAACTATCTGCTGGAGCAGAAGATCGTGGTGCCACACTTCGAGACTTCCAAGACCTACTTCGACATCATCGGCGGGTACGTCAAGGAGCCTAAGCCAGGCATGTACGACTGGGTAGTATCCTTCGACCTCACGTCTCTGTATCCTCACCTCATCATGCAGTACAACATCTCGCCTGAGACGTATCACGGCAAGGTGCCGGATCCTTATGAAGACGATCGAGCTTCTACTGGCTACCTCTATGAGAAGTACGCCGACTACATGAGGACTAATAACGTCACTATCACGCCGAACGGGTGCATCTACTCTCGTGAGAAGCAGGGGTTCTTGCCCGCTCTCATGGAGAAGATGTTCGACGATCGAGCTAGGTACAAGAAGCTCATGCTCGATGCCAAGAAGAAGTTCGAGGAGACGAAGGATCCTGAGTGGGGTAAGAAGATCTCAGCCTATCACAACCTCCAGCTGGCCAAGAAGATCCAACTCAACTCGGCTTACGGCGCCTTGGGTAACATCTACTTCCGCTGGTTCTCGGCCGACAACGCCGAGGCCATCACTACGTCTGGTCGCCTCTCCATTCGGTGGGTGGAGAACAAGATGAACGACTTCCTAAATAGGTTGCTCAAGACCGAGGGAGACGACTATGTCATCGCGTGCGATACTGACTCGATGTATGTTAACTTTGATAAGCTGGTCCGTCACTCTTTTGGAGGCAAACCTGAACCTTCAAAGGCGAATAGAGTCGTCGAGTTCCTGGACACTGCCTGTACTACTAGAATTGAACCGTATATTGCTTCATGCTACGACGATCTCGCTGGAATTACTAATGCGTATCAACAAAAGATGCACATGAAGCGAGAAGCCATCGCCGACAAGGGCGTATGGACTGGTAAGAAGCACTACGTCATGCACGTCTACAACGAGGAGGGCGTGTCATACTCCACTCCTAAGATGAAGATGGTGGGCATCGAGGCAGTCAGGTCCTCGACTCCCAAGGTGTGTCGCGAGAGCATTAAGAAGGCCATTCAGATCTTGATGACCGAGGGTAGAGACTCCTTGATAGTATTCATCGACGAGTTCGAGAAGAAGTTCCGTCAGATGTCCTTCGAGGAGGTCGCCTTCCCTCGCGGTCTCAAGGGACTAGGAGACTACAGAGACAACTCGGCCGCCATCTACAAGAAGGGCACGCCGATACAGGTTCGAGGTGCTCTGCTCTACAATCATCACGTCAAGATGAAGAGCCTCGAGAACAAGTATCAGATGCTCGGCGATGGAGACAAGATCAAGTTCTGCTATTTGAAGAAGCCCAACCCGATCCATGAGAACGTCATATCCTGTCCTTCCGAGCTGCCCAAGGAGTTCGGCCTGGAGAGATACATAGACTACGACACTCAGTTCGAGAAAGCCTTTCTCGATCCAATCAAGTCCATCACGGACGTCTTACGATGGGACTTAACCGACTCAGCTACTCTGGAGGACTTCTTTGGCTAAGTATGATCACGGTGGAGGCTGCCCTTGCGGTCTGTACAAAGAATGTGATCCTGGTTGCCGGGAATACATTCCTAAAAAGGAAAAACATAAAATGAGTAATAAGCCTAACACCGACATCGATGATAGTTTCGACTTCGGATTCTCCGCGGTCAATGAGAACGAGCTCGGCGCCATGAAGGAGCTCGAAGCGAAGGCTCAATCGCTGGCTCAGCAGGCCGCGGCTAACGAGCAGCTAGGAGTCGCGGTCAATGAGAAGCTCAAGAAGATGTACGACATGATCGTACCTCTCCTCGACAATCTCGCCAAGTATCCTGATAAGGGCTACATCTATTGGCCAGATCGACAGAAGAAGCTGGCTCAATTCAAGAAGAAGCTAAAGGACCTCATAGATACCTGATGAACTTCTTAAAGTTGCTGTACATATTCGCAGCTTCTAAAAAAGAAGTATACATCAAAGAAGAAACAGAATACTATACGTAGATACAAACCTTTCCAAGACATGAGGTACACGAATGTCATTGATTGACAGACTGATTAAGAACTCCACAATCGAAGAGACTTCCACTCTAGAAGACAGCAAGGTATACGGCAAGTCGGATATGATCCCGACTCCTGTGCCTATGATCAACGTGGCTCTCTCCGGTTCCATCGACGGCGGTCTCACACCAGGCTTGACTATCCTGGCAGGTCCGTCCAAGCACTTCAAGTCAGGCTTCTCTCTGTTGATGGCGTCTGCCTTCCTCAAGAAGTATCCTGAGGGCGTCATCCTCTTCTACGACTCGGAGTTCGGTACTCCTCAAGGCTACTTCGATACGTTCGGCATTCCTATCGAGCGCGTGGTTCATACTCCGATCACTGACGTAGAGCAGCTCAAGCACGACGTGATGAAGCAGCTCAACTCTCTCGGACGAGAAGACAAGGTATGCATCATCATCGACTCCGTCGGTAACCTGGCCTCGAAGAAGGAAGTCGACGACGCCCTCGAGGGTAAGAGCGTGGCCGACATGTCTCGCGCCAAGGCTCTCAAGTCTCTCTTCCGCATGGTCACTCCACACCTGACGCTGAAGGACCTGCCCATGATCGTGGTCAATCATACGTACAAGGAGATGGCGCTCTATCCTCGTGACATCGTCTCCGGTGGCACAGGCATCTAC